ACTCCCGCAAGGGAAAGGATGAATTCGCCCCTCCAGGTAAGCACGACATGAAGGGCTCAGGTTCAATCATCGACCAAGTGGATAACCTGATTATTGTCTGGCGCAATAAGAAGAAAGAGGAAATGAAACAGCGAGGCGAGACACCACCTATCGCAGACCCAGACACTTTGCTTTGTGTAGAAAAGCAGCGCAACGGGGAATGGGAGGGAAAGATTGCCCTCTGGTTTGATACGAATGGCCGTGGATTAACTGACCAATACTAGGATATGAATATGACAACTGAAGAAAGCCAAGCCGAACTAGAAGCAATGCGAAAGCTAAAGAACTTCTACTGTTCCGCATTCCATGAGCAGCGAGAGATTTACAGCGAAGCCCTAGATATTATCCAGTCACTTTTAAACGCCTATGGCTGCAAGACAAAACTATGGGAGCCTGCACGGGCTTTGCTGGATGCTGAACGTCCATTGATTGCGAAGGAAGAGAAATGAGTGAGCTTAAACCTGGAAAACTAGCTGTAATAGTAGGCGCATCAGTCCATGCAGGCCGGATAGTCGAGCTAATTAGGCTTGCACCTGTCGGAGTGAAATTCGACCTACCTGACGGCTATCCATCATCGCCAGTTCCTGCAAATCAATGGATTATTAAGGCAGTCGGATCGAAGTTTGATGCTCCTATAGATACAGGCGTAATCAGAAAGGCCCGATATGCATGTGGATGTGCGACTAAGTTAAAGCCGATTGATCCCCCAGCAGAAGGCGAAACCCTAGAGGCTTACAAGAACCTAAAGGAGCCAGCATGATTGCCTGCCTCGGTGGTTTTTGCTCAAGCCTTGATCGTTGCCAGCTATACCATGCAGAACTAAGAGAGAACCCAACGGAGAGATTATGCGGTCAGACGGAACGCCCGATAGAACTTGGGAGCGAAAAGGCGCTTACGCGCTGGTCTGTGGCAATTGGACAATTGGTAAATACATCATCAACGGGTCAGCAAGATATGGCCTCTTTGAATACAGTAGGTTAATCGGGTATTTTGATTCGGCTGAATTAGCAAAGGAGAAGGCTAAGTGAATACTGAAAAAATCATGCAGCACCTGATTGGCAAGACTTACCCGGAGGTAGTGGGTGAAATATCAATCAAAGATGATCAAGGGGATTGTTGTGGTTTTGCTGATTACGAAGTCAATGATGGCGTTGGGGATAAGCGAGGATTTAAGACGGCCATTCTCCATGATGTTGTAAAAATCGACTATGACAATGAAGACGGCTCTCGCGTTGTTGTCAATTTCATCTTTGATCTAGGCGATGAGAAGGGTTTGATCCTCGGATATGACCTATCGGCTAGCTCTGGGTCTGGCTGGTCTTATGGGGCTTATTGCCAGTTAAAGTATGGGAATGAGGTTGTGGCAGAAGCCTCCTTTTAAGCCAGAAGCCAAATGAAGAAACAATTCATCATCCGAGAAGCCCCAAACCCAAGCCGCCAGAACGCAATACTCGCAGTTCAGTCCGCAGAAGTAGGCATGGTAGTAGAGATAAAGCCTGCTACCAGGAATCTAGAGCAGTCAGCTAAGTTCCACGCTATCTGTGGAGACTTCGAGAAGTCAGGTATTGAGTGGGCGGGAAAGAAGCGAGACGCAGCCGCATGGAAGGTGCTTTTAGTATCAGGCCATGCCATAGCGACAGGGTTAGGTGCTGAAATGGTGCCCGGTCTGGAGTCTGAGTTCGTGAATATCCGGGAAAGTACCGCCAAGATGAGCAAGGGCCGCGCCAGTAGTCTTATTGAATACGCTATTGCGATGGCTACGGATATGGGAGTTAGGTTGAGTGATGGTGTTTTACGTTAATTAACTAAGGAGAATTAAGATGGGTGTCGATTACAAAACTATTCTTGCAGTTGGTAAGGTCTTTGATGACGATCATGATGTTAGAGTATTCCTTGAATCAGCAGGCCTTGAGATTACTGAAGAAGAGGAAGAGCTGATTGAGGAAGATGGGATTGTCGAGTGGCTATACGGCCAAGAAAAATGGCCTGATCTTGAATGCGAGATAATCAACTATTACAACGACTATGGCCGCGTTCTTGGATACAGAATCGCTTTGGCACCATATGAGACATTTGCGGAGCGGATTAAAGTAGCGCAAAGCCGATTCAAGGCGGTCTTTGATGTTGAAGGCGAAGTTATCAATAGAGTCTGTGTGTATTAATGACATTCTCTCGCCGCCATAGAAAATGTGCTATCAAGACATGTCGCAAGCCATTCATGCCAATTTCAATGACGCACAAGGCCTGTTCGGTTGAATGCAGCATTGAGGTCACTAGATTGGCGAGAGAAAAGAAAGCCGCCAAAGAGGCTGTAATCGAGCGCAGAGAGCATAAGAAGAGGGTAGAGACGCTTAAAACTAGATCAGATTGGATTCAGGACGCAGAAATGTGGCGCAGAAGGCGCAGGAGGCTGGAAGAGTTAGCCAAGGGCGAAGGATGTATAAGTTGTGGGCGTAGTCAGATAGAAGTCCAAGGAACTGAGTCGTGGAAGCCTGGAGGCTCATGGGACGCTGGTCACTTCTTAGGAAAAGGGGCTAGGCCCAATCTTAGGCTGACACTTTCCAACGTATGGTTACAATGCAAGAGCTGTAATGGCGGGTCTGCAAAGTACGCTAGGAAACAGGGAACGGTAAGCGCTGCATACCGGATAAACCTGATAGCAAAGATAGGTCTAGAGGCCGTAGAGGCATTAGAAGCGGATCATGAGCCAAGACACTGGACAATAGATCAACTGAAGGAAATGATTGCCGAGGATAAATTGGCTGTCAAAGGACTAAAGGAACGCAATGAGCTTTTGGGATAAGGTGATGTGCAGCAACTGCTTGCAAAGAAAGTACAGAGAAGGCGGTAGAGATAAAATATCAGCCAACGGAACGACTAGACGATTCGTTTGCGCCGATTGTGTAGCAAAGAAGCCCCATAGCTGGTTTGGATCAAGGAGTAGGGATAAATGAGTGAATGGCAACCAATAGAGACAGCGCCTAAAGATGGGCAATATCTCCTATTGTGGGGGAATGGTGTATTCCAAGGCTTCTGGAATGGGCGTAGTTGGGATGACGGCGACTTTTATGATGAAATGTCAGGAATTACCCACTGGATGCCACTACCAGCAGGCCCCGAGATAACCTAGTAACAACAAGAAGCCAGATAAAAAGATGTGATTATCTGGCATGATTGTGCAGGATATGCTATAGTGAAGTCTGATTGAAGCGCGCTCTGTGCGTAAGTGCAGCGAATGCCGGATAAAGCATCGGCCTTGAATCAAAATATGCACTGAAAGCCGGGTGGAAGGCGCTCAATCGCTCGACATGCAAGGCTTGACATCTCGGAGAGACGGGCTCTTTATGCAGTATGTAGAAGCAAGGCTATTGGTGCGACCTAGAGAGGCGAGTCGGTAAATGGGGAGCGAGAAGCACGCAGCGATGCGGAAAAGAGGAACCAGCAGCCAAACGCCTTGACTTGTATGTACTGAAGGTTTTAGTAGGTAGGTGCGGCGTTGAGGAATCGGGAAACGCTAGAGGGTAAGCTCGATAACTACTTACCATGCAGGTGAAAGATGGCCGCAGACCGCTCTACTGGCACAGGATGCCCGGTGAAGTCGAAACATCTACGCCAGAGTAGCGACTGGCCACCTACCTACTAAGACTTACCCCGGCATACACCGCAAACCATCCATGCGGCGGCTCACGGGCAAATGAGCCATCCTTTCGGGGATTTGTCATCCTTCTGGATGGAGACATGGCAGGCCGGAACTAGACGGCCACTAACCATAAAGGATAGGTATGAATTGGAGAGGATGCTTCTGGATAGCTTGCCTGAGCTTCTGCATTGGCATTAACCTCATACTATTCCGCCTGTTACGTAAGTTATACGGTATATTTACCTAATGAACACAAGGCCTCTATATCGCAGTCCTTTAAATGTTGTGATGATTGACGGATATGCTGTATTCACAGACCCTGTAACTCACGCGTCATCCGCTGTTCTAATGGAAGATATAGAAAACCACGAAGATGAAAGATTGTCGAAAGCAAAGAGCCAGATAGATCAAGCTAACTCATGGCTGCCGTGGGCAACGAAGAAATGAACGACGTCATTTCACAGATATACAAGAAGTTCAATCCTCTAGACGCTGCAGGCTATGATGTAGAGGCAATCGCCCTAAGTGACGAAAGATGGGTAGAGCTAGCCTACGCATGTGCCAGATTCACCCCGATCAAAACAGAAGATCAAGACCCGGTAGCAGAGCTAGAGAAGAAGCTGGAAGAAAAATACCCACTTCATCTGACATGGAATGGCCTCCCAGTAATCAGAGGCGCATCAGAGGATGTTGCTATACTCGTCAAGTAATGCACCAATAGGAGTACATAGAATGGAAATCGTAGAGAACCTAGCCGTCCTGGCAGTCATAGCATGGATAGTAGTCGCTCTACTGCCAAACAAGCACTAATCAGAGTTACATCTGAGTATGTTGCTATAATCAGCAATAGGTGCAACACTGTTGCAAACGCCAAAACTATCAATTTCTTACTAAAGAGTCATGGCCGCTCCCAAGGGTAATCAATTCGCAGTAAAGGATAAGCGCTGGCAACAGGCTATTGATAGAGCCTTAGCCAAGCGTTGCAAGGGTGATGGAATTCAAGCATTGGATGATTTAGCAGAGAAGCTCCTGACTAAATGCGACGAAGGTGATATGGGCGCACTCAGAGAGTTGGGCGATAGAATCGAAGGCAAGCCAGCCCAGACCATAGAGGCATCAGGCCCTAATGGTGGCCCAATCCAGATGCAATCCGTAGAGATGATGATCATTGATCCGAATGGCAATAAGGGTTGAAGTCCCCCGTAAGCTAAAGCCCCTCCTATACGCCAAGCGATACAAAGGAGCATATGGAGGCCGAGGAGGTGCGAAGTCTCACTTCTTCGCTGAACAGGTAATCCTCAAGGCTTACGCCAGCCATAAGCGAATCGTCTGTATTCGTGAAGTACAGAACTCCATCAAGGACTCCGTTAAACAGCTACTGATCGACAAGATCAATAAGCTGGGGGTCATGGAGTGGTTTGAAGTCCTAGACCAAGAGATTAGAGGCCCACACGGGTCAATCATCGTATTCAAGGGGATGCAGTCCTATAACGCATCCAACATTAAATCCCTTGAAGGCTACGATATCGCATGGGTAGAAGAAGCCCAGACCCTTAGCCAGCACTCCCTAGACCTCCTAAGACCCACCCTACGTAAAGACGGCTCTGAACTGTGGTTCTCATGGAATCCGAGGTTCAAGACTGACCCTGTAGATATGTTCTTCAGAAAGTCTCCGCCTAGTGACGCTGTGTCGGTCATGGTGAATTGGTACGACAACCCGTGGTTCCCTGAAGTCCTGCAGAAGGAAATGAAGCACGACTTTGAGGTGGATGAGGACAAAGCAGAACATATCTGGAATGGTGCCTATGGTTCTAGCCAAGGGGCTATCCTGGCACGTTATGTAGGTAGAGCCGAGAGAGATGGGCGTATTAACGACTCGGTAGAGTATGACCGTGCTGGAGCGCCTATCGAGGTATCTGCTGACTTGGGATTCAGAGATACAGCCTCGTTCTGGTACTGGCAACGCAGGTTAGGTGGGTTCTCTGTCCTTAAGTATGAGTGCGACACTGGACTAGACGCTAGTGACTGGATACCACGTATTCAGGATAGTCTGAGTAAGATCACTGGAGGGGGAAAGCTGGGCAAGATATGGCTACCTCACGATGCACGGGCTAAGACTTTCCAATCAAAGCACACGACTATCGAACAGTTCGCCAAGGAGTTTGGGGCTAACAATGTGGCGATTGTCCCTATGTCAAAGAAGCTAGACCAGATCAACGCTGCCCGGACAATCCTCCCCAGATGTGAGTTCAACAGGACAGAGTGTGAGACTGGGGTAGATGGCCTCCTTGCTTGGGAATATGCCTATAATGAGGAAACTGGTATATTTAGCCGTGAGCCTTTGCACAATTGGGCCTCACATCCATCAGATGCATTCTGTTATGGGGCGCAAGTCATGCAGGAACTTACCCCTGAACCGGAGGAAAAGATTGCGGAATATCAAGTGAAAGCCCATAATGGCCGCATAATCACAGCACCGCTTGATGAAATGTGGGACAATCTGCCCAAACGCCAAGAAAGGTACTAAATGGCAACCTTCTTCGTAGTCGGTAGTTCAGTCCCTCTAAATACGGTGCTACCCGGCCCCACTGATACTTATCGTGGCGGCGTGATGGTCAATTCATTGGCAACGCTGAACAAAGCCATAGTCGTGGCTGGTGGTGAGTTCTCTAACGGCCTCCGCAGGCGTGATACTGGATCAGTGGTCTATGTGGATGCTACGGCTGGACTCCCAGCTAACACTCAATGGGCTAACGGCCTTCCTCTGGCCTCAAACGGTGCGCTTTGTGTCTCTACCGATAGCGCATCTACCTATTCCAACGGAATCCCCTTTGCTGCCAATGGTGCCGTGGCAGTGACCATCACAGCATAGGTGCCTTATGGCAGATGAAAAGAAAGTAGAAACCTCCAGTAAATGGCTATCCGAACTCAAGCTCTCAAAGAAAGAGGATGAGAAGTGGGTAGAACGGTCTAAGAAGATCGTCAAGCGATACCGTGATGATCGTTCGGGTAACACTGACAGCAACAAGAAGTACAATATCCTATGGTCGAATATCCAGACCATGCTCCCGGCTCTTTATGGGAAGACGCCACGGGCTGACGTTCAACGTCGATTCAAGGATCAAGACCCTGTAGGCCGTACTGCTGCACAAATCCTAGAACGCGCCCTCCAGTATGAAATTGACCACTATGGCGACTTCGACGCATCTATTCAGAATGCCGTCCTAGATCGCCTCCTCCCTGGTCGTGGTGTTACTTGGGTTCGCTTCGAGACTAAAGGCGTAGATGAGGCTTATGCCCCAGCGAAAGAGGCTGAATCTGAGGAAGTCACTGACGACCAGCCTGAACTGCCTAATTACGACTACGAATGCACTCCGGTAGATTACGTCTTCTGGCAGGACTTCCGCTGCTCACCGGCTCGGACATGGGATGAGGTGACTTGGGTTGCTCGCCGTGTCTATATGACCAAGGCTGACGGAGAAAAGCGATTCGGTAAAGACTTCAAAGACGTTCCACTATCCCATGAGCCTATTGGCCTTGATGAGCTAAAGAACCAAGGCATTGATCAAGCCGACATGGGTGATCTGAAGAAGGCCCAAGTCTGGGAAATATGGAACAAGTCAGACAAAACGGTTATCTGGGTAGCTGAAGGATATTCCAAGGTTCTAGATAAGAAGGATGATCCTTACGGGCTAGATTCATTCTGGCCGTGCCCTCGTCCTCTGTTCTCTACTCAGACCACAGACACTCTCGTTCCTGTCCCTGATTACTCGATGTACCAGGATCAGGCTATGGAGTTGGACAACCTGACCAATCGCATTGCGATGCTGGTTGACGCGGTCAAGGTTGTGGGGGTGTATGACGCTGCCCAGCCGAACATTCAACGGATGCTGTCCGAGGGTGTTAATAACACGCTTATCCCTGTGGATACATGGGCTGCATTCGCTGAGAAGGGTGGAATTAAGGGTACGGTTGATTTCCTCCCGCTTGATATGGTTTTGACGGCTCTGAATGAGTGCTATTCCTCAAGAGAGCAAGCGAAACAAGTTATCTATGAGATTACAGGCCTATCAGACATTATCCGAGGGGCTTCGGTAGCCTCTGAGACTGCCACTGCACAGCAGATCAAGAGTCAGTATGCCTCGCTTCGCCTTCGTCGCCTGCAGACTGAGGTAGCTATGTTCGCCTCTGAAGTGCTTCGTATTAAAGCGCAGATGATGGCTGACCTGTATTCACCACAGAACCTGATTCAAATGTCAGGGATCATGGGTACTCAGGACGCACAGTACGCAGAACAAGCTATTCAACTCCTGAAGGAAGAGCCGTCCCGCTCATTCCGTATCGAGGTGGCTTCTGATTCTCTGGTTGAGATGGACGAAGAGGCCGAAAAATCCTCCCGCATGGAGTTCCTGTCGTCTGCAGGTCAATTCCTGCAACAAGCTCTCCCAGTAGTTCAGCAAGTCCCAGAACTTTCTCAGTTGGTATCTGAAATGCTCCTCTATGGAGTTAGAGCCTTCAAGGGTGGTCGCCAGATGGAGGCCGCATTTGACACTGCTATGGCGCAATTGACCGCACCGAAAGAGCCACAACCACCACCTCCTGATCCTGAGCAAACCAAGATGCAGGGGCAGATGCAGATTGAACAAGGCCGCGCTCAGTTGGAGCAAGCCAAGATGCAATCAACCTCTGAACTCGAGCAGATGAAGCTGCAGGCACAACAAGAGTTGGAAGTTGCGAAAATGCAACACGACCAGCAGATGGAAATGCTCAGACAACAGGCTGAGACTGAACGAGCTACCTACAAGGCAGACCTGGATGCTAAGACTAGGATTGAGATTGCACAGATTCAGGCAGCGTCCAAGGCTGAAACGTCCGTTGTTGTGGATGGGAAGGGTGAGTTGTCTGCTAAGGGTGATGAACTAGCCTTGGCTGGGCAGGAGATTAGGGATGTGGCGAACCAGTCCGCACAATCTCTATCTGAAGCCATGTTGATGCTCACTGACGCAATGAGCAAAATGAACAAGCCGAAGCGTAGAGTTCTTGAATACGGCCCAGACGGTAAAGCTATTGGGGCTATTGAGATCGACGCTCAATAACATGGCGCTTACATCCTTTAAGGGAGACAGTATCCCGCTATTCGACGCTATGTTCTTGTCCAGCGGCATTCCTGCTTACCGGGTTAATGGACTTATAGACGCGGCTGGCGAGAAGTTCGCTATTTGTGGCTGCGTGTGGCACCCAACCATAAAGACCGGCACGATCAATATCCGGAAGATTCATTTCAGGACGGGTGCGGTGACGTTCAATGCCCTCTCAACGATGAGAGTGAGCCTGCAGAACTACGATATGACGGCTGGGCCTGTATATCGTCCTGATGGTGTGCAAGACCAGACCTATGACTTTGTTGGGGCTGGCCTAGCGTCAAATAGTTGGGTTTCAACAGGCAATCTATCCTCAGATCGCGCTGTTGATCTTGGCGCAGATAGTGTTGGTGATGCGAATTCACGCTACCTATGTGTGGTCATGGAATACCAGACATTTACTGCGGCTGATTCGATTATTATCAGCACGATTGATCGTGGCCTTGGTGTTGGTGTGACGACCCCGGATGTTTTGCTTGGTGGCCCCATCTTGCAAACGGGTGGCACATGGAACCTGCTAAATGCTGCTGGCCCGGTCATTGCATTGGAATGCGATGACGGTACGCTTGCTTTTCTCGATACCTCATATCCGTACAGCGCCATCGGAACCGTATCGACAGCAACCAACACAGCAATTCGCGCTGCAGGGCTGAAGTTCAGATTCCCGGTTGAGGTGGCGATTGATGCCCTTGGCCTTTACTTGGCTGACCCGAATGGCTGTGACGGCACCATAACGCTATACGACACAGACGGGACGACTGTTCTGCGAGAGTTCGTTATAGACAATGATGCTGTTGCAGGAACCGCTGGACGCGGTGGAATCGGGCGGGTGAATCCAGTCACGCTTACAGCGAACAGCTACTACCGCATGGT